GGACTCTGCCCTTTCACGGCAGCAACACGGATTCGAATTCCGTTGGAGATGCAATACCTCTGTAGTTCAGTGGACAGAACGTTGGACTTCTAAGCCAAGCGTCGCAGGTTCGATTCCTGCCAGGGGTGCTATAATAGTAGTAAGGGTGTGGTTAGCCTATATGTGTCGGGAAACATTTATAGCCTATGTTGCAACACCACACCCTCCTAACTTTTGTAATACATAACAAACAGAAAGAGAAACTCATGAGTGAAGCAAAGTGTCCATACACTGGTAAGACATATACAACAGAGGCTAGAACAAACAAAGACTGGTGGCCTAACCAACTAGACTTGTCTCCATTGAGAAAGCATTCAGAAAAGTCCGATCCTATGGGAAACGAGTTTGACTATGCTAACGAGTTTAACAGTTTAGATCTTGATGCTATTAAGTATGACATCAATACTCTTCTAACTACCTCGCAAGATTGGTGGCCTGCAGACTATGGTAACTATGGTCCATTCTTTATTCGTATGGCATGGCACAGTGCTGGCACATACAGAGTAACTGATGGTCGTGGTGGTGCAGGTGAAGGTCTACACAGATTTGCTCCACAAAACTCATGGCCAGATAACGGCAATCTTGATAAGGCTCGCAGACTTTTATGGCCAATTAAGCAAAAGTACGGCAAGAAGATTTCATGGGCAGACCTAATGATTCTTGCAGGCAACGTTGCACTTGAAAACATGGGCTTTAGGACATTTGGTTTTGCTGGTGGTCGTGCAGATGTTTGGGAATCAGATGATACATACTGGGGTACAGAAAAGGAATGGCTTGCAGACAATCGCTATAGCGGAGATCGTGAATTAGAAAATCCTCTTGCTGCAGTACAGATGGGTTTGATTTATGTAAACCCTGAAGGTCCTAATGGAAATCCTGATCCAGTTCTTTCTGCACGAGACATTCGTGAAACCTTTGCTCGCATGGCAATGAACGATGAAGAGACAGTTGCACTAATTGCTGGTGGACACGCATTTGGTAAGGCACATGGTGCTGGAGATCCTTCACATGTTGGCCCTAATCCAGAGGCTGCTCCACTAGAAGACCTTGGTCTTGGATGGAAGAACTCATTTGGCAAGGGTAATGCAGAAGATACTATCACAAGTGGTATTGAAGGTGCTTGGACTGCAACTCCTACTAAGTGGGACAACTCATACCTTAAGTTATTATTTAAGTATGATTGGACACAAACAAAGTCACCTGCTGGTGCAACACAATGGATTCCAACAGATGAGTCTGCTGCTAATTTAGTTCCAGATGCACATGTTGAGGGCAAGTTCCATGCTCCAGTTATGACAACAGCAGACCTTGCATTGAGGTTTGATCCAGAGTATGAAAAGATTTCAAGACGATTCCTTGAAGACTTTGACTACTTCTCAGATCAATTTGCTCGTGCGTGGTTTAAGTTAACCCATAGAGATATGGGCCCAATCGCAAGATATCTTGGCAAGGAAGTTCCATCAGAGCAACTTATTTGGCAAGATCCAGTTGGCAATGTAACCAGAGATAGTTTAACACAGGAAGATGTTGATCTAATTAAAGAAAGAATTATGTCATCTGGTCTATCTGTTTCTGACTTAGTTACAACTGCCTGGGCATCTGCATCAACATTCCGCAAGACAGACAAGCGTGGTGGTGCCAACGGTGCTCGCCTTGTGCTTGCTCCTCAGAACACATGGGAAGTAAATGATCATGAGGCTATCAACAGAGTAGTATCAGTTCTTAATGAAATCAAGAATGAGTTTGATGTATCTCTAGCAGACTTAATTGTTTTTGCTGGACTAGTTGGTGTTCAAGTTGCTGCAGTTAATAGCGGTATTGGTATCGTAATTGGTGCAAAGTTTAGTCGTGGTGATGCAACTCAAGAGCAGACAGATATTGAATCTTTTTCAGTTCTTGAACCAAAGTTTGATGCATTTCGAAACTATGTTCATCCAAGCATTACTGCTCCAGAAGAAGTATTGCTAGTAGAAAAGGCTAACCTTCTTGGACTAACACCTGTAGAAATGGTACTACTACTTTCTGGTATGAGAATGTTAAAGTATAATAAGTTAGATAATACCTACTTATCTCGACTACTTTCATTTACTAATGCGGAAGAAGCAATTAACCTTCCTCGTGTAGATCTTATCATCCCTTCTAATTCAGAACTTAGAGCAATTGCAGAAGTATATGCATCTAGTGATGCTAATGAAAAGTTTGTTCATGATTTTGTTTCAGCATGGACAAAGGTAATGAATGCAGATCTATTTATTAAGGAGAACAAGTAAATGAGAAGTGCAATGTTTTATCTACTACACTCTACAGCAATTGTTGGTTTAATGATTGGCTCATATGCATATGGGTTTAAGCAAGCAGCAAGCAATGCAAAAGAAAAGATGTTTGGATTTACCAAGCGCAAGTAATTAATAGTCCTGGGCATGACTTAAAACTACCCAATATTACTTTTTAGGATGCTTTACTTCATAGGGTGCGATCTTAGACTTAATACGACCATCTTTATATAGTCTAACAATCCATCCATCTTTAATCTGAATAGGATTAAACGCTGCTGCTTTTTTCTTTGGCATTATATTGTGTGTCTTTCTCTTTGTGACTTTGTATAATCCTTGCCGAAATCAGCAAACAAAGCCTTGTCTTTTTCACGATTAACAATTCCTCTTGACCATGAGAAACCAGCGTCTCCGCCCCATGCTAACCACATGATGTATCCGTTAGATGGGTTTGCTGAGTTGCCCCAGTCTTTACCCTTTTTGTCTACCTCATGGCGTGAGAAGTATGAATACATTCTCTTAACAGTACTAAGAGATAAAGATTCACCTCTTGCTAACTGCCCTGCACGAGTCCAGCCAACTGCAGTTCCTGCACCATTGGCCTTTCCATCTTCTTTAAACTTAATTGCTCTGCGAGCAGCAGATCTTGCTCCTGCTGGTGGTGAGTATCCTTCTGCCTTTGAAACTGAATCTGTTTCGTATTCAACTGTGTCATCATCTTCCCATAGGTCATCTGCCTTTGCAGCAGGTACACAGTTAGGAACTGGCTTACCATTTGTACCTGGCTTCATCCCACGCTGTACATATCCATCCCAGCAAGGTGCTTGCTTATTTACATTAGCACAGCAATCTGATTTCATTTCTCCAGACTGACACTGTGGACATTCTTTGCATGTAACATTTAGTTCTTTACACATTGGACATCCGCAACCTTCATACGCTTTACCAATTGATGAATCATACATTGCCATAGCAACTTCTGAATCTTCTGGTTCTTGTAGAAGTGGATCAATCGCAACCATTAGTGACATCATGCATCCTGTATATAAATTAGTTGCTTCCCAGTATCCATTTTCTTCTTGTTCAAATAACTGAATCAAGACCGCAGGATTTTCTGGTGTTGCCTCAAGAGAATATTCTCCTCCTGGAACACCAAGCATTCCTTCTGTCATTACATGGACTACTTGACCAACATGGACCTCTTCATCAGATCCATGGGCTGTCATTGCGAAATCGCCTTCTTTTATCATATAACTATTATAGCATGCCGTTTAGCCTGTTGTGGGTCCTTATTCTGTGGCAGTTGGCACAAACCACCTCACACTTTTCTATCTCTTTCTTAATAGCCTTCCATGAAAAACCATCATGGATCATCCTTGATACATTGTACTTCTTGTCTCTTATGTGGTCAAAATCTAAGATAATATGATTATTTATTCCACAGTCTGCACAGCCAGAATCCTCTTTTATCTTAGCCAGCATCTTCTTATACTGCTGCTTATTATAATGGTCCAACTCTTTGTCAGTCATTGATATTATTATACCGCCAAATGTTAGGTCCCACACAAGTAATTCACCTGACTTGCGCCACGGTCTCTATCCAATGGGTAACTAATCCATCACTAAGGTCCTGTGTGGGACAGTTATATTGTAGCATAGGAAATGAGCAGTTTATAGACGACTGCTCAGGTCTATCAGCCACGAAGATTCAACTCCTGCCAACTCTCCACTCATAGGAGCATCCGTTGTAAAACCTTTTAAAGTTTCATAGCGGAATGTTTACTATTATACTACTGGATTTCAATAGTTTTTGGTAGTTTATCTTCTGGGATCTGCTTTTCAAGTCTGATATCTAAGATACCGTCCTTGAATTCAGCCCCAACAACTTCCACAAACTCAGGAAGAGTAAAGATATCAGTGAATTTGCGAGCAGCAATTCCCTTGTGTAGATACTCTGCACCCTCTGGTAACTCAGCATCCTGCTTCTCGCCCTTGATTGTAAGTTTGCGATTGTCTAGCGATACTGAGACATCATCCTTAGAGAACCCAGCCAAAGCAAATGAAAGAATATACTCTTTATCATTTAGTTTGATTTGATTATAAGGTGGATAGTTTGTTGTTGTTGTTACCTTCTGTAGGTTTGAGAAGGTATTAAAAAATGGATCATTAAAAAGATCCAGTGCTGTTTTTACCATGTTATTCCCCTTTCAAGCGAATAAGTTAATTTACCCCCCATTTGGGCAGGCAACAATATTATAACATAGAAAAGCAGGCCTGTCAAGTAACAAGCCTGCTAGTCTATAGTGAGATTACTTTACTTGGTTAGTAGCCTTGCCTCCGCCAGACGACTTCTTTACAGGAGCCTTTTTAGCAGCCTTCTTGATAACCTTAGCAGACTTTGCTGCTGCTTCTACTTCTTCTACATCTGGCAAACGGCCAAACGCAGTATCATTAGGGTTAACTGCTCTCAATGCTACTGGAACAATAGCACCAAGTAGTGCATATGCAAGTGTCTTTGGATCAGTAACGCCTGAAGCATAGAGTGCTACAGCAGCACCAAGGACTGAGCGTCCATAAGATGCTAGTACTGCATTAATCTGTGACTTCTTTTCATTGTGATGTGTCATTTTTTCCTCCTAGGATATTTGTTTCTTTGTTAGTTGTCTTACTAACAAATTCTTTTTGTGATTCCACATATTTTTTTATAAATGGAATTATAACTGAATGCTCTTGTCTTGGAACGGCATTTATTAGTAAGTGGTTAATGCCATTTTCTTCAAGCATCTTTACAAAATCATTAAAACTATCATGAGTAAAGTATTCAACGTCATCTAAAACTTTTGAAACCTCTCCCTTTTTCCATACAGGCCTTAATGCATAGTCATTTAATGATTTTAACTCTTCTTCTGTTTCTCTTATAATTGGTGTCATGGTTAGCATTATCTCTACATCTTTTGTGTCGAGAGGTATTTTTAATGAGGGATCTCTATAAACATCAGACCAAAACCCACGCTTATATATATGGTATGGCAATATGATTTTATTTTTATGCTTTCTTGTTTCTTTAAATACATAACTGTTTGTTGTTGAAACATAGAAGTCTAATGGTTTTTTGTTTACAGTCATATTGCTTAATGTATCAAGAAACTTGATTATATAGTTTGACTTTTCTACTGAGTTTGAGTTATCATCAACATCTCCCACAATGCCACCAATGTGGCTCTCATGATCTTTTATGTATCCTGCTATAAAGTTTAGTTGAAGCCTACCTGGATCTATCTCATTAATAGAGTCGCTGATGGTTTGTAGGTATTGTGGTGATATTGTGTAGGGTCTAACAGCAATAAGGTACTTAATCTTTTTGTCTAACTTAATATCTCTAGCAGTTCTAACAAACATATCTCCTTGCGTTGCATCATAAGTAAACATAACACCATCAAAATTATGTTTTTCTAATGCGTATGGAGTCTCTAGACTTTCATCATGATTTGTTTCAAAAACTCCACCAAAATAGTAAAATTTCATTCTATTGCCTTGCTATAGTGTAGGTCACACAAGTCAACGATCCTGCTTTCAGAATTTGCCCACACATGTGTGCTTTCTTCTTGGCACAATTCTTCTTCACAAATAAATAAGTTAAGATTTTTTGTGTGTTTCAATACTATCATTACTCTATTCTATCATAGTCTTCTGGAAGCAATTTCTTTAATTCTTTGTATGCCCCTGAAATTTTTTTCATAGAGTGATAGTGTGGATATGCAGAGCCAACCTCTCCATACTCATCAAAGTATGCAATCTCTGGCTCAATATCACTAATAAATTTATTTAATGATTCCTGAACACTGTCTATGTACTGGTATGCCCAGTCACGAGAATCTGAAACAAATTTTAAAAATGCCTCATTTGATTTTTCTTCATCTGTTTTAGATTCATCATTCATTGACTGCTGCATCAACAAAAGGTTTAATGTGTTTGCAAGAATTGCACGATTCTTTTTAACTTGTGCTAAGTACAAAGATAAAAATAGAAGTGTAAAAAATACAAAAGTTCCAACCAAGATTGATTCAATCATAACTCTTTTCCTCCCTCTCTAACCAACAGAACAATTGCCCCATTGTCTTCTAATGCTTTCTTCACACGAATCATATACTCTATTGCCTCTCTTTTCATTTCAACTGTTGATAAAGACATAAAGTCTTTCTCTTTAGCCTTTACAGTTAAAAAATGATCATTGTCAATAATCTGCAAAGAAAAATTTTTAGGAGCGTGAAGAGATCTAAAAGCCCTTTTCATTTCATCTGTGTACATATTACTCCATCGTTAGTGATTGCCAAGTTTTACCCCAGTCAACCTTGCTCTTATGGCTAGAGAACTCTTTAGAGACTTCTCCATTTTCTAAGTATACTCCACCCCATACGCCCCACTCTTTTCCAGATATGCCAACAGAAAAGCATTCTTTTCTGACTGAGCATGAAGAGCACAAAGCATCTATGGCTGGTCTAAGTAGTTCATCTTCTTCGTATTTGTCAAAGAATAAGTTTGTGTCATAGTCTAAGCACACAGCCTCATCTTTCCATTTATGTTTGTTCATCTATGTCCCCTAAATTTTTATTTATTGCAATGTATTTTAAATACATGTCTGATCCTGTTGCATATTCTTCTGACTTTAACCGTGCTATTGTCGTAAACTTTTTTCTTATATCTTCATCTAAAATTAAACTTTGCCATTTTTCATAGTCTTCTAAACAAGACTGCTTTACATTTTCTGTTATGTTTTCTTCTTTAATGTCTATAAACTCTGATACTTCTGAACTAAATCTTTTTATATTTCTACCACAGTCAGTGTATAAGAATATACCTCCAGGCTTTAGTACACGACTAACCTCACTAAAAAATAACTTTGGCAGATGGTAGCAATGAGAAGACTCTACACTAAGCACTATATCAAAAAAACTATCTGGATAGTCTAGTTTATGTGCATCAGAAACTTTGAACTCAATAGAATCATCATGATTATTTTTGCAATATTCTATATTTAATTTATTAATATCGCAGGCAAAAAGTTTATCTGTGTCTAGATATTTTTTTATTGCAGAGATCCCACCACCTCTGCCACACCCAACCTCTAGGACCTTTTTGCCTTTAGAGTCAATTCCTTCAAACATATTTAGGTATAGAGAAATTTGATTCTTAAAAATAAAATCATCTTCAGAAATTATTTCAGAAGAAGGAGAGTATCCATGATTCATAAAGTTAACACCAGTGTTACCTAAAAGCATGTTAACTTCATTATACTCTTGAATAACATCTCTCAAAAATTCACGATCCATATTTTTAACCATGAGTTTTTACATACTTATCTGGTATTTCCCATCCATTATTTGAAGGAACAAACTCTTTTTTCATCTGCCACTTATTATTTTTATAAATACCAAACTTAGAAAAATATGCTTTTTCTGATGGGAATGTTTCAACAACTGTCCATCCATCCCAAGACAACTGCTTGTTGTCGTTTACGATTGACTCCATTACATCTAGAGAATTAATCAACTTCATTTTTATTCCGTTTCTTTTGGATTGTTTTGTCACAAACTTAAAATGTATATACGTTTGTGTTTATATTGTTTAGTTTTGATGAGTGAACTATCTTTGAGACAGGCTCTTTTGGATTAGAAAGAAATGCAAAATGATTTATATTTTTTACATTTTGCTCTAGCCACTCAGGAGTGACCTTAAAAAACTTTATAGACTTTCCTCTTGCCTTCATTCCTCTTTCAGATAGATTTACAAACTCCATAGCCATCATGTTAATATTGTTTGGCCCTGCAGAGTATATTAGAAACTCTCTATCTTGTTCCTCTAACTCAGAAAGGGCAACAGCCATTGATCTTAGGAAAATATTATAGTTATTAAAACTACTTGTCCCCTGAACCCCTACTATCATCGTTAATCCCTTCTCTTAGTTTATCCATGATAAAAAGCATCTTATCTAATTGTACCCTATCCATGCTTATTGTGTCAACTTCTTCTGCCAAGTCCTTATCTATTGACTGACCAACTAAAGGTGCCCTATAAAAAATATTATCTTTGATCCAGTATGCCTGATTGTCAAGGATTATAACTTTGACATTGGTCTTGTCGTAGTGTTTTGTTGACTGTGTTTTTGTAACAAGTTTTCTTGAATACTTTTTGGCACTATTGTACCTGTACAAAAGCATAGACTGGCTTACGATTTGTGGGCTTTTGGCAGACCTTGACGCAAAAACATAAGTGAATAAGACTAAAAGGATAGTCACAGTTAATCCAACAGCGCCATACCAGTTATTCATAGGTACCCCTAATATTCATTGTATCACTTTTTTTCTGAAAGAACTCTTATGATTTCTTGTATTATTATTTTTTCTTCTTTATCTAAAGAATCTATAGCCTTTAAGTCAAATGCTTTTTCAGCAAGAGTCACCAAAGGATCTTCGATAGTTACATCCATATCAATAAACCCCTTTTGCCACAACCTCATGGTGGACTCTGAAAAATAAATAGACATCTCTTTACTTAGTTTTGGATCAATACTTTTTAGTATATCCGTTGGCCTATATAATGCTTCTCCAGATTCAGAATCTACACCAACAAATTCTAGACCACCTTTTGCAATTAGGTCATCTATAATTTCGTCTGGATCTTTCACTTGCCAGACTTCTTTCTAGCCTTAGCAAGTGCATCAAAATCCTTGACCTTGGTATCTCCTAGGTATCCCCAGGCATAGCCATCATTGATCATCATGTCATTTAACGATACAGTGTTATCATCAACATATATCCAACCAAGAATTCGACCATACTTTTCAGACGAGTCCATCTTCTCAGTTTTAATTACAACAGACTTAGCATCCTTTAAAGACTTCTTAAGATATTCCTTGGCTTCAAGACCTAAAGCCTTTTCTTTAAGGTCTTTTGTGCGAGACTCAGGTGTATCAATCCCAGCCAATCTAACACGAGATGCAAATAGGATATCAAACCCTAAATCAATAAGAACATCGATGGTATCTCCATCTACAACATTCTCTACTTTTCTTACATAGTATTGGTACATTATTTTCTCCCCCATTGTATATAATTCCATCCACGCTCATGTGCGTAGTATAGAATAAAGTTAACAGTATTTGTCAATACAGTGACTTGTAGCGCCTCAATCTCTTCACCAGTAATCCAATAAGCAGACACAAAAGTTGTAACTAATGCAACTACTCTCCAAGTTAAAGACTTGATTAATGATCTTGACTTAGAAACTATCATGGCAGTAGGTCTGGTGCCTTTGAGGTAATGATTTCAGCACGAGTTCCGTGCCAATAAATTTTTCCATCGCAGGCCATATTCATTTTTTGATCATCATCTACAACGCTTGCTTCTCCATAGATATAGCCTCGTATCTCAATATGACTAGCAAGCATTTCTTCACCATCAGCAATAATTCTCCACTTCAAAGGTCCGCCATTATTTTTTGTATTGTATCTTACCTGAAAGTGTTGTGTTGGTTTAAAAAACCATTGCTTAAACTTGTCTATCATATGCCCATTTCCTTACGCTTTTGCGTAGCAGAAATAGCATGAATATCTGCCCCTAAGTCTACTTGCTCAATCTTATAGCCTACATCACGACCATATACAATGTTGGTAATGTTAGGTAATCTTAATACTAATGCTCCGTCCATAAATTCATCCTCGGCAATGTACTCTTTTACCTGATCAAACTTAAGAGGATCCTTTTCACTTGTATTGTATGTGTTACGGACTCCTAGTAGGACTTGCTCTGTTCTCTTGCCTGCTTCTTTATAAAGGGCGTGATGTCCTTCATGCCAAGGCTGGTATCTTCCAAGCATCAATGTTGTTGGTGCAGACCAATCATGAAGTTTAAACTTTTGAATAATATGCGATGCCTTTGCATCAGCGTTTAAATTATGACTGATGAATGCTACATCGAAATTTGTTGGTCTTTCAAACATCTTGTTTGTATCTTCAAAACGACCTTCGGCAAGCGTATCCATAAATACAAGGATATCTGGTTTGCCAAATGCTGCACGAGTTAAGTCCGTAGGACATATAAAGTCAACAACAACTGGAGCAACGCCCTGCTTTGCAATAAGGCGAGCCATTTCCCCCATGCGACGAGCCTGCTCAATTCTATCTTCTGGTGCAAACCCTAAATCTGAATTGACTGTTGCACGAACTTCATCAGCATTAAGATGAATAGCATTTATACGCTCTTTTAATGCCTTCGCTAATTCTGTTTTACCAGAACCTGGAAGACCTATAATCTGAATAATCATTAGTAGGAATCGCCTTTTGCCCTATTCTCAATAAGTTTTTCTCTTTCATCAAGGACTGTCAAAGCAAAAGACATCATCTTTTTGTATCCTTCTGGATTGTCCATAATCTTATTGTAGTGGTGTCCACAGAACATAAGGTCTCCGCTAATGCCAGTAACCTTAACTAGGGCTTCTGCACTACACCTGTCACATCGATCCAGAGGGGATAGTTGCCATTCTTGCTTGACTTCATCTTTAATCATTGTAAACATTATACTACCGCTTTCTGTTATCAGTGGAATAAAATCCACTACCGTTGAATACTGCTCCTACATTAGAGTATACACGAACTAAGGGCTTATTGCAAGTATCACATTTATATCCTGGATCTTCATCCTTTATAGATCTTTCTTTTGTATACCTCTGTGAGCAAGGCATACAGTCATATTCGTACAGTGCCATTTTACCTATCCTTTAACCATGTTGCTATTACGTATTTTGTTCCACTTTTTACTGGGTGAGCAATATGTGCGTATGCATAATTTGATGGGAACAATACCAATGTCCCTGCTTTTGGCTTTATCTTTATGTCAAAGTTTGGGAACTCTAGTTCTCCACCCTCATAATCATCGTTAAGATAAATTAATACAGACACTGCTCTAGAAGATTCTGTTCCTCCATCATAGTGTAAATTATACTTCTCATTAGCCCTATACCGAAGAAGTCCGTACGACTCTGCAGTTTTTATTTCTTCATTTATTTTAAAAATTTTTCTGTATTCAGAAATTGCAGAGCCTACGACTTTATCACAAGAGTCATAAATTTCTTTTGCAGTTTGGCTAACAACAGAAGCCTTGCCCAAAGACAGTCCATAACTTGTTCTTACTGACTGCCGTAATGGATCTCCAGTTTCATAGTCCTCATCTGTTTGAGAAGGACGAAATTTTACATCTATTGATTGATCTGAGTCAATAGATAAGGCATCTTCAATTGTTTTCTTATAGTCTTGCCATGCATCTTCATACACAGCGATAGTGCCTCCATAAATATATGTAGGACTAATTGACAATAAGTTAACACTCACTACTACTTCTTCTTTTTCTTTTCTTTTACATACCAAACTGGAAGTTTTAGTTCGTCTCCAGACCATTCATAACCTAGAGCCTTTACTACAAACTTAATAATATTAATTCTCATTACTTTACCTTCTTACCAAATCTAGCCCATAGTCTTTCATGAAGATAAAAGAAAGTCATTTCTAGTGTTAGATATGAAAGTCCATATAGACCAACATACTCCCACTCTGCTTCTCCAGTATAATACTTTAGTACGAAATAAATTATTCCAGACACAAAAGTAAAATGTACAAATGGCCAACTTATAGTCTTTAGTAATGACTTTCTTTTTGACTCCATTATAGTGCTACCTGAGCCTTTCCTCCGCCACCAGATGATTTCTTTGCAGCAGGCTTTGCAGCCTTCTTTGGTGCTGGTGTTGATGTTGTTGCAGATGCTACCACCTTGTTTAGTAGTGGAGCATTTTCTTCACCAGTATAAACTGGACGACCCCAACCAACTACAGCGTTAACTAACTTCTTCTTGTTATTCTTTACATAACCACGAGTCTTTTCTACACACATTCCGCCATTGCGCTGATCTCCCTTGGCAGTTCCTGAAGTGTTTCCTTCAATAACTTGGATAGTTCCATCACCATTGTTCTTAATGCAAAGACCAACATGTGAAATACGATTTACACCATCTTCTGGGAAATCAAAATAGATCCAGTCTCCTGCTTGTGGATCATCGTTGCGAGCATCTGACCAACGCTCAGCCTTCTTAAACCAATCTGCTGCTGCTACTGTTGATGCAGACTTAGGGAATGACTTAACTCCCGCTGTAAATGCACACCACGAAACGAATGACTGGCACCATGGCTGGAAGTTTACCTTAATCCATGCACCGTACTTTGTTTCGTTATCTTTAGGGCCTTCAATTGTGCCCACTTCTTTCTTTGCAATCTCAATGATTGCTTCTAGACTACCTTTTGCTGCCATGCTATTCCTCCTTGTAGGTATGACAATACAATTATATCACGCTGCCCCACCTGGCCTCGATCCAGGGACATCCGAATTAACAGTTCGGCACTCTACCAACTGAGTTATAGGGCAATGCAGGCAGTTTTAGTCATACCCAGGACTTTGTTTTACTTAGATGAGTAAGGGTAAGACACTCCAGATATGTTAATCTTTACTAAAGAATTAATGTAGTCTGTAAAAGTTCTACCTGTGTTCTTATTAATATAAGAAGATGCTGAAACAACAGTGGCTGCAGAAGATCCTGAAATATCTGTTACAGAACCATTGTACTTGGTAACTGTTACTTTGCCAAGTGCAACCATGTCAAGACCAGGGCCTCTGTTTGTTGCCTTTTCAAGTTGTGTAGGAGAACCCATTGCTCCAACACCAATAACATCAGTGATGCATGCTGGGAATCCAACAAGGTTGCTTAGTCCATCATTGCCTGTAGCAGCAAATGTTGGAACATTAATGTTCTTTAGTTGTGCTACGGCAGTTGCTGTTCGTGCATCAGAGCATGCTGGGTGAAGGACTCTATCTCTTGTCTTAAGGTCAGTAGAGACTCCAGACTGGCTAATTGAAAGTGCATCAATACTATACTTTGAAGCATTCTTTGATACCCAGTCTATTGCTGCAATAAGTGCATTTGGGTCTCCTCTATGGTTTCCAAGACTTGTAACATCTGCAAAGCGAACAAATACAATCTTAACATCTGGGTTAGTTACAAGTGCAGCCTTTACCATAGAATCACCATGGTATGTTCCGTTATTGATTGATGCTGGCCATGGCGCAGCAGCAGCACCAGGTCCTTCCATAAACAACTCACCATTAGGGCAAGACATGTTCTGAGTAGGAATTGATGACTTTACAGTTGTAAAGCAAACTTCATGAATAATTGATGGAAAATTCTTTGCATTAATTGCGGTATCAATAATTGCCAATACCTTTTGATCTTGTGCCTGAGATGGCTGCATTGCTGTAAATGCAATTGCAATTGATAGTATTGCTAGTAGTGTTTTCTTCATTATGTTCTCCTTGTTTTTTATTGTTTGATTTTTAAAACTAATTGGCATGGGTCTCCACCATCTTCCCACTCTTGTTGCTCTTCTTCTGTCATGTAAGGATCTCCTTCATGAGTGTTGCAGAATGGTTCTGTTATCCATCCACGCTGAATTCCATTGTCAAGCCAGATTTCAAACTCGTCAAAGTCTGACTCTATATTCTGAATGTCCTTTAGGATCTCTTCAAATTCTTCGTTCATATTATAAGTATATCCGATAGCCTTTAGTCTGTCAACTTATCAATGTAATTTAAATTAATAACACATCTAATGTTGGAGTCTGTTTGCGAGACACCCGAATGCTGTATGTTTGAATCAAAGACAACAAGCCTGTTTTCTACGCTATCAATTTTTGATCCGTCTTCAAAAATTGTGTACCCATTATTATTATTTAGATAGAATATTGCTGTTGTATTGTTAAAGTCAGTGTCTGAATGAAATCCTCCTACTATAGGTGTGGAAGTTCTTGTTCCAAGATTTACCTTTACTCTATATATATATGAAGGACTTATTTTTTTAATTAATGGATCTAGCAAATTATAAAAACTTGATTTAACTTCATTTTTAACACATAGTGTATTATAAAACTGAAACTTATCTAACTCAGGATTTTCATCTTCAGACACTACGATTGGGCTATAAAACCATGGAAAGCCCTCATTTAGTATTGCATTCTGAATAGTTTTAAAATCATTTTGATCTAAATAATTATCAAAAATTTTAATTTTTTTCTCCTAAAATATTTTAAGCAGTTACAACATCTACTGGACCCATGCACGACGGGCTAAACTTAATTGCTGCGGATACAGCAGAAACTACACGATTCCTAGCATTCTTTTGCTTGTCTGTAGCATACAGAACTCCATATGCATACTCTGCTCCTGAACCCATAGCAAGGTAAGGAAGTGTATACTTAGACAAAGACATATCTGCAGAACTGTGTTCATAGATTTCTCCACGAATAGCAATGATCAAACCTAGATCTCCATCTTTAGATGTATCAACCCAGAACTCGTTGTAAAATTCACGAAGTTCTTTAACAAATTTAGTTTGCATAAACTTGTCTGTATCTTTAATGTTTGGTGCAGTTGGTTTAAAATTATAACGGATTCTTTCTCCGTCCATGGCACCTGCATATCCAATAAGATATGGACCAATCTTCCAAACCTTTGGTGCATCAAGTGCTAAAATTGTTCCATCATCTGAGGCACCACGATCTCCAGCCATGTAGACTTTATCTTCATGTTTTACTACGGCAATACAGGTCATGGCAAAGCCCTCTCCAGATAGGTGATACTTAAGTATACCACTGCCTAGAGAGGGCTGTCAACCAAGGTCAATAATGACTAATTAGCCTTTTTGTCTACCGTCTTAAACGCATCATTGATCTCTGCCAATGTGAGTTTTCCATCGTCCAAAAAAGCCCTTGCCAGTCTTTCAATGACTGTTGCTACGCCTAATAGACCTGCAAGCATAACTGCCTGAATTGTGTCAATTCCTACTACTGCTCCAGCACCAAGTACTGATAGGCCAGAAGCAGCAAACACTGCTACGATACGCATCAAAACATTTGTCAAAGCCTTTTGTGGGTGCTCCTTCTTAGGGGCCTCTACTACCTTTTTTCTTGTCGCCATTTTAGTCCTCCTTTCTTAGTGGGATTGTAATTAGCCAGATCACTGTGGTTGCAAGTACTGCAATGCCAACAATGTCTCTTGCTGATCCCGTCAAAGTTAACCATGCTATGAAGAAGCCAAGGAGGGTAAAGGCTTGTGCGATTATTTCCACCCCTGCATCTTTTAGCCATGTGAAGAATCCCTTCACAACCTTTGTTATTATTTTCATATTACCTCCTCATCCCAATCATTACATTTGCAATCTGTGAAACAATGATTACTGGGATAATGACTTCCTGGGCCTTCTCTCTCTGATCATCTGTCATATCCATACCCAACTCAGAGAAATTGGATAGGAGTTCTAGTGGGTCCACTTCAAATACTGCTCCAAGTGGGTCTGCTAAGAATGCTTCTGTTTGTACTTCTGTTACTGCATCTGCTAATGTAAATGGCATTGGGGCATCTCCCGCATCCCCTGCTCTTTCTGCGAACTCAACAAATGCTGATGCAACTGCAGGATCTGATTTAATCGCCTCTGCTACCTTTGCAACTTCTCCTGCTGAGATACCAAGGTCTGATGCAAGTTCTTTCTTTGCTTCTTGAGTCAAAGACTTAAGAGTCTGGCTTACTGCTGCTGTTTGCTCTGGAGAAAGTTTAACTAACTTGTTATCCTTGCTTGTAAGGTTTGCAATAACTCCAGATAAATCTTCTGCTGTACCAGTTCCTTTTTCTGGTATAAGTGCTGCTAACTCTGCATCCTTGATAACTGGATCAATGTTTTCTGCTGGCTTAAAGTCTGGTCTTGGCAATGGCTTAGGTTCTGGGGAAGGCTCAGCAGAAGGCTCTGGAGTGGGTTCTGGCTTTGGCTTAGACTCTTCTGTAGGCTCTGGCTTAGGCTCCTCTGGCTTTGTAGGCTCAGGCTTTGGGTTCTCTGTTGGATCTGGTTTAGGACCAGGTTCTGTAGGCTTTGGACCTGGTTGCGTTGGCTTTGGTCCTGGCTCTTCTGTAGCAGTATTGTTAGTTGGCTTTGGCTCTGGCTTCTCTGTTGGTGGTGAAGAAGGCTTTGGCTTGTCTGGTTCAACAGTTGGTTTTGGCTCTGGCTTAGGTTGGTTTGCTGCAGCATTGGCTGCTGCTTGAGCAATTGCTCTTTGAATTTCTCTTTGTGATTGCTCATCATAGTAACGCCATGCTTCATCAATTGCACCATTGACATCATTGACTGCATTATTAAAATCATTTATGGCACTATTCTTTTCAGACAAAGCATTTGCTGTATCATTTACTGCGTTATCATACTCAGACTCTTTATTAGTTAATGTTTGATTTAATGAGTCTAGTACTGCAACCTGTTGATTATATACATTTAGTTTATCATTATATTCTGCTGAGGCATTATTATAGTCTTGCTGTGCTGCATTTCTTGTTTCAAGTGCTTGGTTGTAGGCATCTATTTGTGCCTGTGTTGGTCCTGACCCAGATGAGAATGTATTTAAATTACAACTAAAATTTTGTCCCCATACTCTTGGATTTCCAGCATAGTCACATCCTGCACCAGTCATTCCACCAGGAATTGTCCAGCCAAGATGGTACGATCCTGGGCCTCCTCCGTTATACCACCATATCTCTACATCTAAAGTCTTATCTTCGCTCACATCATATGTTGGAGACCAAGCACTCCACCTTGCTCCCTGCTCTACCCAGTTATTAACTGCAAGGTTTCCATTAATAAACATTCTAAAACCATCATCTGTGTATCCTGCAAATGCTACTGTTGTAAACCATGACGGGACTGTGATTTGTCCAGTAAATTTAACAATTATATTTTCATATCTGTTTCCGCAAACTGGGAGATTCATAGAACTTGAATTCCAAGTGCCAGAACAAATCACACCACTTGGAGTTGCTATGCTTGGCCATGTTCTGGTTAGATTATAAACAGTATACTGAAGTCCTGTGCCACCAGCAGATTGCATGTTAGACTGCGTTGTTTGAACATTTATATTGGCTATGTTTAGGGCATCTTGTGCATCGTTCTTTTCTTGAAATGCATTATCCCTATTCTCAAGCGCTAAGGCTACTGTGGCTGTCTGACCATCTACATTTGACTGGGCAAGTTCTACTTCTTCTAAGGCTAATTGTTCTGCCTCTACTGCATCTTCATAGGCTTTAATTGAGACATCTCTGACATCCCGCAGATTTTTAGCGTACATGAACTTGTTTTCTGCTATGTCAATTAGGCTTATTAGACCATCTTTGTAGTCTAATTTCTCTACTGCGCTGTTGAGGTTTTGAATCTGTCCTGCTGCAACAGTTAATGGATCATCAGAATGGGCTTCTTGGGGGGCAATAAGTAGCCAGCCAAATGCTAAGGTTGTGGCTGTTACTATTCTTAGTAGTCGTTTAATTTACCTTTCCCCCTTGCAGACTGATGTCTGATAGGATGATTATACCATTTTATTGCACAAAAAAGGGGCTACCGCAATTGGCAACCCCTTTAGTGTTGGACTAATTACTTAACTAGAGTAACTCGTGCCTTTGGATTCTTTGCATTCCATTGGCGAGCCAACTTGTTGAAAGCATCCTTGAGTGACTTGATTGCTGCAGCGTTATCTGCTGTCAACTTAGCAATTGCTGCATCCTTTGCAACTACAACTGCATCATGTGCAGTCTTTGCATCAGCAAGTGCCTTATCTGAAGCAACCTTTGCATCTGCTAGTGCCTTTGCTGAAGCAGCCTTTTCTGCTGCAATAGCAACATCTGAAGCAGCCTTAGCAGCAGCAGCATCAGTTGCAGCCTTTGCTACAGCATTTGCAAGTGCATTCTCAGCAGCAGTCTTTGCAGCAGTCTGAGCAGCAAGTTCTGATACTAGATCACGAACTGCAATTTCTGCAAATGGTGCAAGTGCACGAGCAGGAAGACCAACTACATCTGCAGATGTAGCATCTGATGAAGTTGTTGGTGCAAATGTGATTAGTGAGCGTGTTCCAGTTGATGGAAGTGTTGCCTTAAATGTAGCAACTCCAAAGTCTGAAAGTGTAGCGCCAGTTGTTGCTGTTGCTGTGTCTAGTACTGCTGTTGAAGCAAATACTGTTGCAGTAATTGACTTACCCGATACCTTGTTTCCAAATGTATCTGTTGCAGTTACTGTGATATCTTGCTTTGTTCCAGCAGCGCCTGTTGCAGGTGCTGATACTGTAAGAGCATTGATCTTGCCAGCAGTTCCCTGTACATAATATGTAAGAGTAGTTCCACCATTGTTAATTACAACGGTACCAATTGCTGTTGTCTTTGTATAGACAAAGAATGTTGCAGTTGTTCCAGTGCCTGTTGCAATTGTCAAAGATGATGATCCTGACGATGCTCCGACTGGTGCTGCTGATGTATGTAGTGCAGATACGATTGTTGCATTAGTTGCTACTGCAGTTACTGATGTTCCTGCTGCTACTGTTGCTACAAAGCGTAGTGCATCTGTTGCATCAATTACGTTATCTTCTGGGACTGGCAGTGTAGCAGGTGTAGCAAGAACACCGTTAGTAGTATTTGCTGTTCCATTTAGCGATACTGCCACTGTCATTACTGTAGCATTTGCAGGTGCTACAGCGACCATGCCCAAAGTCATGGCTGCAACCACGGCTAGTGCGATTTTCTTGAATGAATTCATTCGGTATTTCTCCTTATTTATAGTGTTTTTAGTCTATCCAAGTAGTCTTTTATCTCTTCTATTTGGCTAGGTTTATATTGTATCACATTGCGACTTTCCAGGTCAAATTGCTCTTCTGGAGTCTTTGGCCTGTCTCTAAAGGTGTGAACCTCTACTTCAGTGTCTATATTTTTTGGAGTATGTGATATTGCCCCAAAAATTGCACCACACACAGCATCAGCCAAGTCCTTTGACTTTTTGCGTGGGTGATCAACTCTATCATTTTTCATAATCTTTAACTGTGTTAATTCATCAAACAATAAATCAATTGCTGGCATAGCAAGTCTTTCCTCGTATACAAGCATAGCCATGTCCTCGTAGTGCTTTTTAGCAACAGAAACAGTATCAGTTCTCATTCCTACTTGCTTTAATTCATTTTGAATATCAAACGACTGCCAGCGGTCAAAGGAAACCATGCCAATATCAAACCCTAATCTTCTAAGGTTTTGAATCCACTGCTTAACTTCTGACAAATTTACTGGGCCCTCAACCTTTGGTTCCCACCATGCTACTGCATCTACAACTACAATTGGAGCAACCTGTTCATAATTATTAATGACTTGTATATTCACCCACTTATCTACATGGGCAATTGCTACGGCACACTTATCATGCTTTTGTGCAAGGTCAGCATGAACATAATACTTCTTTGTTGGATCTGGCTTAAATGATTCATCAAACCTTCTAAAGTTGTCTACTGGGTTTCTTAACGTCATACATGATCTCACCTTGTCTGCCTGCTTAAAGAATGCATCAGAAGCAAAGGTTGGCACACATGCAAAACGCATCATTGCATCTCCAAGGTCAGTCATGAATGCAATCATAAAGTCATCGATCTTGCGTGTAGGGTTTACTTCCCATGTCGGTCTCTTTAGTGCAAACACTCCTGGATACTTATATGATGTGATTTGATCTTCATCCCACGAAATTTCAAAGGTGTTGTCTGCGTTATCCTCTGGAAGTAAAGGATTAATTATAAACTTATGTGTTCTTTCTATAACTTCTTTTTCAGCAACAACATCATCATATCTTTCTGAAATAAAGTCACCTGGATATCTTGGGAAGGATAGAAGTACTACCTTGCCAAGGTCAGGGAAACGAGAATCTACTGATCCACGGAAAGCCTTGTAGATATTGTCAGCAGTCTTTCCTTGTTCATTTCCTGTTCCTACTTCAGATGCAAAACCAGAAATCTCATCAAGTACTGCAAGCAACAAGTTCAAACCCTCATGCGATTCACGCTCTGAGTGGCCAGAGTAAACGGTAATTGATTTATCAAACTCAATTGAATCAGCCTTTGCATAATACTTTCCTGCAAACCAAGGTGATCTTTCAATCTTTGACTTAAAACCTTTAAAGAAAACGTTCTTGGCCTGCTGAGCGTTAATAGCAACGTTAATTAGATCAATCGCATCTCCAGAGGGCTTACCGAAATACTTTGCTGGGTCTTTTAAACATAGGAGTTTATATACAATGTATGAGCATGCTACGGTTGAGGTAAAGTCTTTTCCAGATCCCTTGCCAAGTTGCAGTATGATTTCATTCTTTGTATACTTGTTGTAATACTGGGTTCCTTTTTCCTCACCCATAATATTAACTAGGTCTTCTTTTCTATAAATCTGACTCATTGCCTCAACAATATCATATTGAATGTCAGATAGTGGTGGCTGTCCTAGGTATGCTTCGCCCTCAACAAATGTTCTTGCATCTACTGGAGTCTCTTCAAAATGATCATCTTGGAGTGCCTCAAGAAACTCATTGAACATCGTGGACAACTGTAATCACCTCATTATCTTTTGCAAAGGAAGAAAGTCTACGCATAATCTCATCACGAACTTGTGGATATTCAGAAGCAATGTCTTTTAAAATAAGAACAAGAATCTCTTGACGCTTTTCGATTTCCATCATCTCTTCGGCAAGTTCTTTATTCTCAAGCAAGCCAGCCTTCTGTAACATGTCGATACGCTTTGATTCGATATCCATAACAAGTTTAATTGCAGCGGTCTTTGCGCTAAGGTTATTAGTCATAGATGCCTCATCAATAACTTCGTATGTGCGAGACACTAACTTGCTGTAGTGAGTATCTGCTGCTGCCAATGCCTCTTTAGCACGAGCACGAATAGCATCGTTAGCAGATGCCATCACTTTCCATTCGTTGATAAGTGTTACAACTTTTTGTCTTGGTATTGATAGTTGCTTAGATATAACTGTTGGGTCATTGCCTTTTAGGTATTCTTCTACTACCTGATTTACCTGATCAAGGTGTTTAACTAGATCGTCTTCAGTTGACATACTTTCCCTCTAGTCTATTAATCTCATCCTTAATGTAAAAGATTGCTTTCTCTAAATCTTGTATGGTCTTTGCTTCATCTTTAAGTCCTGCTCTCCAAAGATACTTGAATGCATTTCCAATATTAAAGTTACGATGACGAGTTATCTGAATACACTCAATGCCAGATGGATCTGATGTGTAGTGTAATGGATTGTTTACTTGGTCAACGGTTATATTTAGTTTATCACTCATAAGATTCCTCTTCGTCAGACTCCCAATCAAATGTTTCTGGAATACCCTTTAGCGCAGCAAACGCAAAGGCAAACCCAACGCTACCTGCAACAGCAAGTGCTACCAATGCTTTTTCAAATTTATTCATCGTTTTGATTTCCTTAATCCAAACTTAGCAAGGTAAACATAGATCGTCTCTAGTGAGCATCCACATTCCTTTGCAATCTCTTCTGGTGTCTTCTTATCCATAAGATATCTCTTACGCATAAAGGTTTCACTTGTATATAGTTTAGCAGCCATGATACTAGTTGTCAACTCCAATTGCTTTTCCCCAATTCTTTAATGCCCAGTGACCAATTCCGCAAGCATCTGCAACATCGTTGTCAGTAATAGATCTATCATAAATAGTATTGATAAACTTAATTGTTCTTTCCTTGCGAAGATTTCTTTCATAGGTTTTATACCAAGATACTGACTTACCTGGGTTCTGCGACCTTATATATAGTTGCTCATCCTTTGATATTTTTTTGTTTCCAATATAATTTTGCCAAGTTATTGGTGAAACTTTTCCTATTTGTTTAGTTCCAGATTGTCCCGCTGCTCCAAGAATAGCCCCTTGAACTAAAGCAAGATCAGCAGCAGTTTTAGGGCTATTCATGAAAACAGTGTGCTCAATTACTATTGCTTCAAACCCACCATAGTAATCAAAGAATGCCTTGACCTTTTGTCCAGCATCCATAACCTTTTCGTATGTATTGTTTCCTTCAAAATTAATCTTTCCTACAACTCCCAATGACTCCTGTTTGGTGTCAAACAAAGCAAAAGCAAGGCTGTTAGTGCTGGCATCAATAGAGCAAATAGTTTGTGGCTTTAACTCTATGCCCCACTTATTCTTTACCATTTGTTTTTCCTTTTATTTCTTTTATTGCCTTTGTTACTGCGTCTGGATTTACGGCACAAGAAGAGCAGATTGCCTCATCGTTATATATCGAGAGTGGAGAAGAACAAGACTTGCATAGCCTTGTCTTTCCCCTTCTCTTTTGTCTTTTTGAGTGTAGGTATCTTTCAGCAATTTTTTCTTTTGTTGCTAGATCTCTACATTCAACAGAGCAGTATATTTGATAAGATACTGACTGCATAAAGTTTTTATCACAAAATTTACAATTCTTCACCGAGAATCTCCAGAGGCGCTATTTTTAATACGCCTGTACCTGCAGACTCACATGCTTTTTTAATTGGGCATGACTTGCATATCTTGGAATTTGATCTATAGTTTTTGGTTGGCAGATTTCTATCAACCCATGCCTTTCGAACTGATCTCATCCAATCAAATGCCTGGTCTACCCACCGACGGTAATGATCGTTTACATCTACAGGGATCAAAAGAAGTTCATGATTATTTTTATTTTCATAAATCATGACACCCTTTGGTCTCTTTAGAATCTTCATATAAATAAGTAACTGCATTAGGTGGCCATTCTTAGCCTTGCCTGATGCTTTTCTATACTCAAATCCTTCATTCATCATTGTTTTAATTTCACCAATGAGTTCTTCTCCCTGCCAATCAAGCATAACGTCACCGTATCCAAAGATAGGTGGGTCATCATGCTTAATCTTAAACTCTGTTGTTGGCTCATTGTCTTCATCACGATATATCTTTGCAACACCAGAGTTCATCATTGCATTTTGAATTCTTGCATGTGACAGTGTTCCAGCAGTCATGTTTGCTGCTGCGTATGCATCTGCATTATCTTCAAACATTTGCCCATCAAAAGCAAGGTACCAATATCTTGCACATTCACCATGGCCGTAAGCAATAGTAGATGGTGCAAAAGTCTTCTTTGTTGTGTGCTTGTCTACACGAGTAATTGTGTATCCTTCTTTAATCTTTGCCTCAAGTGCTGCAATATCCATAGGATGGATTGGCTTCTCTTCTGGCTTAATCATAACCGTGTGTAGTAAATTTTTCGTCATTAGTTTTCTCGTTTCTATTAGTATAAGTATAGCAGACTATCGAGTTATGTATTTCAATGCAGACACTAAATTATTGATAGACTCTGCTGCCGTATAATAAAGGTTCTTCTTCCCACGATCTGACTTGTCAACATTGGCCATCCAGGTAGCCTTAAATGCCATCTTTGCAGCAATAGCCTGTAGTCTTACGATCTCTACAGTAGCCACATTCAGGGGTATATCTGGTTTAATAATTATCTTAGCAATGAAGGTAAGGGCTGTAGTAAGTTCCTCGTCTTCCATATAGTCTGCAATTTCTGACAAACCATTTACCATATCTATTGTTGTTTGTTGTTGTTCCATTATTCCTCCACCATGTCTTCTAGAATACTCATCTCAATTATAGCAAGTCTGACCTTAGAGTTACCCTCGCCTATTACCACAACTATGGCTGGATCCTTTCCATTCTTCATGGCATCAGTTGTTGCTTTAGCCCACACATCCTTATTGAGTGTGAAGGACTTGCCCACCTCTTTGAAGTCTACAACAAAGTTTTTCCAAGATGCATCCCCCTTTTGGGTATTGCGACCAGAGTTCTTGTGCTGTTTAGCACCTATGCGTTTTGACTCACTCTTCTCTGTCATTACCTTTCCATTTCTGCTTGCCAAACTTAACTGTACTTAGGTGCTTTTCTTTGCACATCCAAGTCAGTGTCTTTGTGTCTGCATAAAGTCTTGCCGTATTGACAGTTGTCTTGCACTCGTGACAAATAAATTTTCCGTTATATACAGTAAAACTAGCCATTTAGTTTCGCCTTGATTGATTCTTGCAAGTCAAGATCCTCTCTAACACGATTAACAAATGCTTCTTTACCCTGAACCTTTGTGCCGTCAGGAAGTATATACCAGGCTCCTGTGCGCTCTACAATACCATTTAGTTCTGCGGTAGTAACCAAATCACCAATGGTATCAAGACCAATATCGTCACCTCTAAAATAAAAATCATACTCACCAGACTGGAACCCTGGAGAGGTTTTGGAGAACTGGAGTTCCCACTTAATAGTTCTACCAATTTTTTCTTCAATTAACTTGTCTCCTACCTTGATCTTGCCCTTAATCGCTTGATTATCTGACTCTGAAGAAAAGAGTTTAATAATACATGAGGAATAAAACTTAGTAGCCTGACCACCAGAAGGCTGCTGGCTAGTATACATAGCATTAATATTGTTACGAGACTGAGAAATAAGAACAAGCAAAGTTGGCTTAACTTTATTGTTTGCATAGTTAAGCATTTTCCATGCGTTACTAAAGTCACGAGATTCTGCTCCAATCTGCTTTGTGTTTTCCAAAGCCTTCATTTCGTCTGTGTCTTTTTCAAAATAAATTGCTGGAAGCATTGATGTAATAGAGTCTACCACAATCAAATCAACTCCAGCATTCATAAGACCAACACCAACATCTACCATGTCACTGATGGTTCTTGCTTGTGAGTAGATTAATTTTTCTGGATCTACACCAAGAGATCTTGCCCAATCTTCAGAGTATGACATCTCAGAATCAATCCAAGCACATAGTTTTCCTTCTGCTTGTGCTAGAGCAATCATCTGAAGACACATAGAAGACTTTGCAGAAGACTTTGAACCCCAAATCAATACTTGTCTGCCGTACGGCAATCCGCCACCTAGTGCACGGTTTAAACCAAAACTAGGAGTTGGCTGGTATTCATAGTTAACTCCAACACCACTACCCAATCTCTTTCTCAACTTAGGATCAAGTTGTGCTAATGCTTCTTCTATACTAACTGACATGTACATCCTCCAATGTTACTGTTCCGTCTTTTGTCTTTCCAAAATCAAACTTGTATGACTTTCCTTCTTCAATATGCATATATGCTTTTGCAAAAGATGCTGGGAATACTGTAATAGAATGAAGATCTCTGCTTGTATCTGCTAGTGTTAGAGAAGCCATCTTTTTTCCAGTCTTAGTAATTCTTGGCTTAAAAGAAACTACGAACATCTCATCATCCTTATAAGGCAACTGCTTGTAACTTAAGAACTTAACAAGTGCATGAGACGACTCTTTTATTTCATCAGAAGGTACGAAAGATACAATCCTGTTGTCATTACAAAGAACCAAGTAAGAGCGACCAGTCTCAATGGTCGTATTTTCATCATCAAATATGCCGACACTACCAGTTTTGTCCAAAATTTCAACTCGTGACCATCCTGTTCCTCGCTTAATTGATTTTACCATACCCATAAATATGTATGATCCTTTTTCTTCAAAGTCAACAATGTCCTGAATAAATGCGTAGTAATGAGAAGGAATAGTGATATTAAACTCTGGGAGGTTTAAATACTCATACAGATTCTCTTTAATCTCCTGATCATTTCTAGGGTTATCATTGAAAGTTGCTGCACCGATTGCTTTTAATGCTTGCAATGCACGGCTATTTACTCCGTTGCCTTTGGTAAATGTAAATTCTTCAAGTTCTTTATACGAACCGAATGGTCGTGCAGATATGTATCTCTCACCAATTTTGTCAGATATGAACTTGATAGCACTGAGTCCAAACCGAATACCTTTACCCTCAATTTTAAAATCGATATCCGAATCGTTAATGTGAGGTAACTTAATGCTAATGCCCATTCTTTTTGCTTCAATAAGGTATTCAGTTCTCGCATCTTTATCCTTTTCGTTCTTTAGCACTGAGTACATAAACTCAAGTGGGTAATAATATTTTAACCATGCTGTCCAATATGATAGCGTTGAGTATGCTACTGCGTGTGACTTATTAAATGAGTACCCTGCGTGGGCCTCAAAGTCATGCCATAGATCTAAAGCAGCATGTGGAGAAATATACTTAGATGCTCCCTCTACGAACTTCTCTTTAAACTGATCAAATTCTTTAGCATCTTTTTTCTTTCCAATGATCTTTCTAACTTTATCTGCTTCCGACATGGACATACCGCCAAGGTGTACGCATGCTTGCATAACTTGTTCCTGGTAAAGAATACAGCCATAAGTGTCCT